GGAAGGCGCGAAGCCCTGGAAGGGGCGGACACTAAAAATTTCAGGGGTTACTGCGCCACATTCCCTGATATATCCCTGAATTATGTTATTTTTACAAATAATTATTTTTGTTTTGTCGATTATTTTTGTTTTTATAAAAATATATTTTGATTATGTCTCGTCAACCCGTAAAAACTCGTTATCCTTTAACACCACGCAGTATGCCTCGTCGGCTTAGCGGTGGAGCTGTTGCTCGTCGGCTTGCTGGTGCTGCTATTCGTCGGATTCCAGCTATGAGTTCTATAACCAAGGCTGCTCAGGCTGCTCGTATGGTTCGCAGTGGTTATAGATTTGCTAAAGTTGCTGCTGCCCGTCGTCGAAAGCCTCGTCGTAAGGGTTCTGCTTCTAATTCTAAAGCTGGTGGTTTTTTTAAAGATCCGCTTAAGCGTGTTACAAAAATGGACCAGTATGCTGAAAAAGGCATAGTTAACAAGTCCGAAGTTGGCAATGTTGTTACTAGTACTCGCGATGTTACGTATGTTGCGCATTCTACTATGCCTGCTCAAGCTGTTGCTCGTGTTGCTTTTAAGACTTTGATTAAAAAGTTATATAACACGGCTGGAATTAAGATTAAGTCCGAAGAAGTTACTATTATGCCTGACTTATATTATAATCAGGATATTTTTCTGTATTATAAGCTTAATGATGGTGCTCCGGTTCAATCTCAGAAGTGGACCGTTACTAATGTTAGTACGCTACGTACTATTGCCGATGCAATTTGGACGACTTTTAATGGTTGGAGTAATGCTAATACGTTGCCTACACAATATTTGAATTTGCGCTTGTTTACTCAATATGGCACCGTTACTGATCATCGACAATTGCTTGCCGATTTGGATTTGACGCATGTCACATTTGATATTCATTCTTCTTCCCATCTGAAATTACAGAATCGTACGATTAATTCGGATGGAAATGATACTGCCGACGACGTTGACAATGTTCCTATTTATGGGAAATATTTTGACTTTAAGACTAATGGAACGATTTTCCGTGATTATGCTCAGCCTGGAGTTAGTGGCTCTAGTGCTATTACTACTCATCGTGCTTTTGGAGTTTTGTCCACAACGATTGCGGATGATACTCTTACGAATATGTATAAGGAGTTGCCTCTTAGTACTCAATTCATTGGATGTAAGGCTCAAGGGAAAGCTGCCCTCGATCCTGGTGAAATTAAGACATCGGTTATGTATGACGATGTTAAGATTGGATTGCAAAAGCTTATGTCTACGCTTTTTGCCAAGCCGACGGATCCGCCTGTTGCTGGTCAATATCAACAAGTTTGGCTCGGAAAGACTCGATTATTTGGTTTTGAAAAGATGATTCAGGCTGTTGCTACGACTGCTGTGAATCAATTTAATATTGCTTATGAACATCAGCTGTTTCTTGGATGCACGGTTACTTTAATTAATAAGTACCACACTGCTCCATGGTGTACTCAGTACAATGGACCGTTTGGTTAGGTTTAGGGTTTAGGGTTAGGTTTTTGAATAAAGTTTTTACTGACCCAATTCTGCATTAAAATGTACAACTTGAGTGAAGCGTCTACGTAACGCTAAACGTGTTTCTTCGTCAATACCGGGATACCAAGTATCTGGTGACAAGTTGCTTGTGATCCATATAGTTCTTGCGCTAAATACGACCGAACTACCCTTTACTTCTACAATAACAGGGTGCCGATCCAACCATCGGAGCATATGGGATATATCAATGCCGCCCCGAAATTCATCGATAACCACCGACTCATGGCTACGGTACCCATCCCAAAACTTGGACCGGGGGTCTTTAGGATAAGCACTGATTCCGGCTTCTTCCCAGGCTCGTCGAGACTTCCCTGTGCCAGTTGCGCCCCAGAAAACAAAGACCCGCTTCTCGACTGCAACAGGGACAAGATGGTCGACGCCGATACGTCGGAGGGAATTGTAACAGCGAATGTAAACATCGGCGGGGATATCGTCCATGTTTCCTGATTTTGCGTCGTCTCGGATCTGGTTCCAGTCCTTTTTATCGTTACGTCTAAGAGCACGGTTTCCGAGTTCGAATTGCGTTCCATCGACTCGAGTATCTTCCTTCCAAACGTACTCGACAGCTGCCTCGGATCGCGTCGGCTCGGCGTGAACGGATTGACCAAGGAGTTTCTTGACTGCCGTAAGACGTTGGGGCTTCTCGAATTGAACAACGATCTGCCAATGGAGAAATCCGGTTCCAGCTCCAAGTTCCAGCTGGCCTCGAACGTATTTTGCTCCGGCGAATAAATAGGGCGTGAAATCGGCATGTGGAATAGTTAAAATCCACCAACGTTGTTGATCGGGAATAGCTGGCATAAAATTGGGACAAAGAATAATTTCTAAAATGTCCCAAATTGCCCCGGTATATATAGACTTCGGCTAAGCCACTGCCAAGCGCTTGGCAAAAGGGCGAACGCGACACGCTTCCGTCCCTAGTTACGGTCACACTTTGTCCCTAGCAACCAGGGAACCAGGGATAACCCCTGTGGCAGCCCCATTCAGGGACCCCTGTCCCTGAGCCCTGAGCCGTAGGCGTGCCGAGCCTTCAGGGACGGTTACCCCTGACTTTAGTCAGGGAAGTCCCTGCAGGGGAGATGGGTGCGTGAACAACATTAACCGCCAAGCGGAGCGTTTAATAGTCTTTGATTATAGATCTGCATCAGAGCGAAGCGTTTTGTACGGGATAAACATCACGATCTAGTAGGACACCCCAAGGACCCGTTGGTACAACTCGGGACGCTAGTATTACCTACTAGATCGACGTACCACGTCCCAAACATCCCTGACCGAACTTCAGGGAAGCCCCT